AGCACAGCTTGATATAGAGGCAGCAGGTTCTCCTTTTACAAGACCTCTCATACCAGGTGAAGAAGGTAAGGTCAGTGACTTTGGGGAAAGAAACTTTCTGATGGACATTCTCCAATCAGAGTACATTGCTGCACAGTCTGCTAGATTTTTACCTGACTTTGATTTTTTTCAGTATGCTGATACATTCAACGGTAAGAATGATATAAAGATTTACGGAGGATTTAACGAAAGAGCAACAGGTTCTATCAATCCTTTGACAAAACAAATAGGATTCAGAGAAGATCCTCCTCTTAACAAACTTCAAAAAGAAATGAACATTTTGAAGATTGAAGAGTACGAACTAATAAATAGTAGGACTATTAAGAATCCGACAGTATACCACGCAGTTACTTTACGCCTATCCAAAACAATGCCACAGCTTTTTGAGGCTTGGTCAGAGCAAGTTGTTCTTGGAACAGGAGAAGCAGGTGAGGGTAAAGGAGCAATAGTATACGGAAACAGAACCTATGATGAACTAGGTAAAGACTACAAACTAAAAGAGGTAGCTCTAAGAAAGTTTGTTCAAGAAGCTGTAACAAATGAAGTTGCTATTGTTGAAAAAGCTTTTGAAGATTTGCTGACTAAAGCACCTAAAGCTGCTGTTGGTTTTATTAGGAATCAATATGCTTTTACTGAGCAAGAGATGATTGATAAAACTAAAATGAAAAACATTTATGATTATGCTGCACAACAACTAGCTAAAGAAGACGGATCATTCTATGCAAACGCAGGTGAGTACATAACTGATACAAAGGATGTAGCTGTGGAGGTAATTAGAAGACAAGATATAATGTCTATTGCTAGAGCTATAGCAGATGGATCATCTAAAAAGGTTGTCTCTGAGATAAGACGAAAAAACCCCTAGCCGAAACTAGGGGTTAAGTCTAAGACGATTTATCTTTATTCTTTTTATGATCAAGCATTAGGCAGGAGATACAGAATGCTTGATTAACGATCTCGTCTGACCGCATATACTTTCCAGATGCTAACAAACCCGACAATGCAGCACCTGCAAAGTAATCCCTACTAGGTACATCACCTGTAGGAATCTCTGATTTAATAAACTCTTGGGCTTCTTGCTCAAGGGTTTTTTTATTTTGTCTGGTCATTTATGTTTTTCAACCCACTTCTTACGAAGACGATCTACATACCAACCCATCTTATCAATATCTTCTAAACCATTTTTATTTTCAAATCTAAATAAATATCTTATAATATTGGTAACATGGGGAACGTACTCTGCTGAAGTATTCTCTGCCATAGACTCAATGATTTCAATACATTCTAACTTTGAGTTAGTGTAGTGAATAGGTTTATTTACTGGATCAATGTCTGATCCTATAGTTAAAGTATCTAACCCTGTCAGTGTATACTGATCTTCCATTTCTTTCCTTCCTGCAAAATCTAAAATATCGGAGACATCACACTCTCCACAAAGGCCATCATCATCTAGATAGCTTCCACACATAGGGCATTTCATAGCTCTACTAGTTCTGCCTCTGTATATGGGATATGAAAGAATGTTTCACCCTTCCATATGTTCTTACCCTTGGCTTCTTTGATCCTATCATCAGTCATGAGACTATCTTTTATTCGCCAAGCTTTCTTAAGATCCTTATCAAAGACATAAAAATTAAGAACACCATTCTTTTCTTTGTACTTTTCTATTAGTCTTCTCTTTCGAGAAGGAATCCTAATCTCTGACCAATGGGTAGGCCAATCACCTGTCCATGCAGTCTTTACTTCTGCCTCGTTAAAGTATGTGTACCCATCCTTCTGAGTCACTACATCTACATTGTAGTCCTCTACGGTTGAGACAACTTGGTGTCCTTTTTCTTTGAGGTGTCCTACTAAAGCTTCTTTGGCTTTTTCATCAAAGATATTGTACCAAGTTTTGCTAAACGGCCTGTTAGTTCTTTTCATTATGTCTCCTTTTTAGGTAATATAAAAGAAGTTGTTGCTCGTAGTCGGACATTATCATCCAATTACGTATCTCGTCAACAGTTCTTTTACATCCGATACAGAAACCATCGTCACCTATCTCACAAACTTTAACGCAAGGAGATGGAGTGCTCCCAAACTTAGGAGCAATCCTTCTACGAACATGAGGTATACTCATTCACACTTACGTAGTCCTGTGGCAACATCATAGTAACAAGCACCACCCTCGTCCACAAAGTCTTGAGTCTCTTCAATGTCATCTTCTTGAGCTAATTCCTCAGAAGCAGAAGCATTTAGAATACCATAACGTTTACCTGCTGCCCTAAATGTTGTGCATCCAGAAGCACCACCGTCATAAGCATCCATATAGACTTGTTTAAACTCTTCCCACGTAACTTCTTCACCAGTATTACAAGTCTTGGAACAGGCTGAGTCAACAAATCGAGATGCAGCATTCAATACTTTTACGTGATCAAACACAGACAATTCATCTGCTGTCTTACCTTCAACTCCAAAGACTCTGAAGCCATAGTCCTCTACTCGTTCAACTTTAGGTCCATCAAAGGTTTGGATAGTTCTGTCGTAGTAATGGGAAAAGACTGGCTCAATACCTGAAGAGATGTTGTCGGCTGAGAGACTAATAGTTCCTGTTGGTGCAACAGAAAGAAGATGACTGTTACGAATACCATGCTCCCAAATGAGATCAAATACGTGAGGAGGTAGAGACTGAGCAAAGTCAGACTCAAGATAAGCTCTATCAAATAAAGGAAATGGTTCTTTCTCAATAGCCAACTCAACAGAGGTTGTATATGCAACATCCCTAATCACTCCCATTATCTCTTCAAGAGTTTGTATGAAACGTTCACTGCCATACTCAAAGCCTAGTGCTTCAATAGCATTTGCTACTCCTGTAACACCAAGACCCATCCTACGTTTACTCTTAGCTTCTTCTTCTTGTTCTTTAAGGGGATACACTGCTCTGTCTACTACGTTGTCCATTGCTCTGACAACATGAGGTATATCTTTTTTGAGCATGTCCATATTAAAAACGTACTTGTCTTTTAAACCCCATTCACTTACCGCATCGTGCATAAACACATACTTAGTTAGGTTAAAAGAACCAAGTAAACATGCACCGTTAGGAGGAAGAGGTTGCTCACCACAAGGGTTTGTAGCTGCAATTGTTTCACAGTAATGTAGATTATTCTTCTTATTAATACGATCAATAAAAAGGATTCCAGGTTCTGCCCAATCCCATGTGCTGCGTAAGATCTGATCCCATAGTGCTGTAGCACTCACAGTTTTGTAGACTCTATCCTCAAAAACTAAGTCAAAGTCTTTGTCTTCTTTAACTGCTTGCATAAATTTATCAGTAACACCAACACTGATGTTAAATCCTGTCAAATCAGTGCTGTTGTTCTTTGCTGTAATAAACTCTTCAATGTCTGGGTGATCAACACGTAACACTCCCATCTGTGCTCCACGTCTGTGACCTGCAGAAGCAATAGTCTTACAGATGGCATCAAAGATTCCCATGAAAGACAAAGGACCACTTGACCTACTATCCAAGGAACGTATCAATGCACCACGAGGACGTAGAGTAGAGAAGTCATATCCAATGCCACCACCTAATCTCATTGTCTCTGCTGCACGTCTTGCAGCTTCCATGATACCATCCATACTATCCTCAATAGTAACAGATACAAAGCAGTTGTAAGGAGTCACACGTCTTGGTGCACCCATAGCTGACTGCACACGTCCTGCCGGGAGGAATCGTTGATTATATAGTATGTCTCTAAACTTTGAGAAGTGTTCTTCATCATCCTTCAGTGCTTCAGCTACACGAGTCATTGCTTCTTTAAATGATTCGCCTTTGCTTCGATACTTTATTGAGTGTATCTCTTCTGAGATTGGCTGCGTTGGTCCGTACTCTATTTCTGTGTTGGGTATATTCATCTGTAATCTCCTGATCCTTTTATTTTACCACGTTTTTCTCTGCTATCTAGCTTCTTCATATTCTCTTTTACTACATCATTAAGGTCTATTCCTAAAAGATTCAGGATAGCTATGAAGTAAAAGAACATATCCCCTGCCTCTAATGTAACACTATGTTTATCTAAAGGTGTATCATCCCTTTTATGCTTCTTTAACTTTTCAAAGAACTCTCCTGTTTCTCCTATCAAACCCATTGTATTTTCTAGAAATCTTTTTTCACCAGTGGTAATCATTTTATTTTCTACCCACTCAGCATAGTCTTCTAGCTTAATTGGTTCTGATGTTTGAAAGGCTTCAAAGTACCCCATATCCTCTAGATCTTTTCCTGTTAACATTACTTCTCCTTTACTTCTATCTCTTCTATTTCCATATCATCTATGTCATAGATAGTATCCTCTATGACTTCTTTTAAACCTATTGCTGCACCACTGCTATCTGAAGCTATGAAGTTAGCATCAGGGTCTAGCTTAACTATCATTGTTACTTCAAACAACAAAGATGAAACTCCAAGTTATAATTAAATTTTTAATACGGTCAACAATTATTCTTTGATCCATTCATCAGGAATGGCTTTATCTGCGTACTTGAAACCGTATCTCTTACACCAATCTCCGTAGGAGGACTTAGCTCCTTTGTAGAGTTTGGCTCTACTGTTTTGAAAAACAAAACGAATATCTAATTCAGGAAATTGTTTGGCTATCTCTTTGTGCTTACGCCTGTCGGGTGCTACAAATCGTCCTTTAGCCTCAATGATTATTCCGTTGTCTAACACAAAGTCAGGAGTGTAAGTCCTAGTCTTTATGTCAACCCACTTTATCTTTTCTTTTTCGTAAGAGAACTTAACTTTTTTCTTTTTTAATTCTTTAGCAAGATCGTCTTCAAATCCAGAACGGTATCCTGCTTTGAGGGATGATGCTTTAAATCTTTTTCTGTTCACTATAGCCACTCAGGTTTTTGAATCACTGTGTAATCACCCCAACCTGTACTGTAATCAGATTCTTTTTCTGCCTTTGCAATAGTAGCTAAAGTTTTGTGTAGCTTTTTCATACCCCAGTGCATAACGTCTTGCCCCATCTCATGTATATGTGAGAGGTATGGAGCAGACTTCTCACAAGCAATAAAAGAAAATTTATCTACTTCATAACCTGCTAACTTACATGTGTATACGTAGTGAGCACCCTGCAGTAGATACCCATACTTCAAACACTCTTTCAGAAAACCTTTTGGACTAGCATCCTGTGTTGTCTTTACATCAAAGACTGTATGCTCTGCTTCAATCAATAGGTCTGGACGAGTTTTTAAAGTTAGACCTGAGATAGGATCTTCCACAAAAATACTTATCTCGTTTAGTCTATCAGGGTGGTTGAGGTATGATGAACACACAGGATTATTTAGAGCACCCCTAGTTATACAGTTGGCTACGTTAAACTCTACCTCAGTGAGTAAGATCTGATCTTCACCAAGGTTATCTTTCATCTCTTTAAACGCAAGACTTGATTTAGTCTTTGGACCTTTAACTACTAGGTTACGTTCTTTCTCTAGTAGGTTAGCATGGACAGCACTGCCCATAGCAAAAGCAGGATTGTTTGGGTTACGTTTCTCACCCTTCCAATGTGCCAATGATTTTTTATATACAGACTTTACAGCACTAGAAGATATGCCACCTCTTGAGTGATACTCTTCATTAGACATATCTGATATTATTTCTATTTTATAGGACATATACTTTCCTTGTGAATAGCCCCACCAAAGGAATCAGGAGGAAAGGTGGGGCTACTGTTATTCTAGGTATATAGAAAGGGAGAAACCTAGAATGGTATGGAGTCAGCTTCAACTTCTTTGGGAGGTGCTTTAGTTGAGGCTTGACCCCCTGAGAGGTCTTCAAACATAGAAGATGATTGGGAGGAATTACCTTCTGATTCGTAGACCACATGCTCCGTAATCTGTACACCTTGAAGTCGTGTACCATTACGAGGTTTAGAGTCAAAGACAGATAACTTAACTCTGCCTTTACTTCCGTTACCTATGAGTCCATTGTCCTCAAGACTCCAAGGTTTACCAGAAATATCTGCAACGACAGGAGGACCACCCATCCACTCTTCACGTCCTTTGTGTGGGCGTGAGAATGTAATTTGATTTCCACCGTCTACCTTCTTACTTTCTTTTGCACTTCCTGCATCTTTAAGTATCTTAAGGTTTGCATCATTCATTGTAACAGTTATCTTATATGCACCGTCAGTCTCCTCATGGAATTGTGCTCGATCTCTGTTCTGTTCAAACAGTTTAGCCCAATCCAAAGTTCCTTCAATTATAATATCTCTTGTAGCCATTACAGCCTCCTTTACTTTCTGTTAATTTACTTATTACTAATTATACTGTATGTCAATGGGTTTCAGCCCAATTTTTTCCTACGTCATATGAACCTGGAGTTGGTATCTTAAAGCCTAGCTCTACTCCTGTCTCTAACATACAGTCTGCTTGTATCTTACCAAGTAGTTCTGCTTCTTCTCTAGTTCCGATTACTTCTACTTGATACTCGTCATGTATAAAGCCAACCATCTTAAACTTAAGACCTTCTTTCCTAGCCCTATCATGCCACTTGAGTAAGCTATGCTTCATCAAACAAGACTCACCGTTCTGTAGTATACCTGCTAATGTTTTATGTGCGTTGGGTACTGGAACTTTACGTCCATCGTAACCCTTGAACCAACCTTCATCAGCAATTTTAGGAACGTAAATGTTCTTTAAGTCTGACAAACCATCAATGCTTTTCTCAAATCTAGTACGTGCGTTAACAGCTTCTGGCTTACTTACGTTAAGTATCTGTGCTGTTTTAGCAACCCCTGCTCCAAGCAGCCAAGCATATATAAAAGTCTTTGCCATATCTCTTGTACCATTTGGTACGTCTAAAGCTTTCTTATTTAAGTTATGAATATCTGTTTCGTCCTCTTTCTTTCCCTCCATTATAGCTATTGCATATTGATCAGCATCATACTTTCTCCAAAGATAGTCAGCCAATACTCTAAGTTGGATACCGTCTGCATCAGTACCAACTAACCAAGAGCCTGATGGAACTGTCCAACAAGCTCTGAGGTGTACGTCAAATTGTTTCTTTACTTCCTCAACAGGTGTCTTTGCAGACCCATGAAAAGGTGAGGAGATGTTAGCAGTATTAGGATCTTTATGTGAACACCTACCTGTCCATGCTCCTATGTTATTTATGCTACCATGAATCCTAGAATTATCTCTACACTGACCTAGCCACTCCACTAGTGAGGAACGCCTACCTTCAAGTGTCAACCACTGGGCTAAAGCTTTTGCTCCTGTGGGTGCTGTATCAGGAAGTGTGTTGAGGTTTGCCTCTGATACAGTGTATCCGTAGTGATCAAGGTGTTCCTTCTTATCATTGTAGAATTGTTCGTCCATAAAGGCTACAGACTTACCATATGGATCACCTATACTCTTGCGAGAGAAAGCTAGTGCAGTCTTTGTTCTATCAACAGGAGTCCACCCTGCCTCCCAAAGGACATCTATTCTATCTTTTGAAGATCCAGGATTAAAGGTTACGTAGTCAAAGCAAACAAGATCTTCACCCTCTACTGTAGTTAGTGCATACTTTTCTTTTGCTCTGGTTACTGTAGCCATCTCAGCACCGTCTTGTTTGAGTCGGTACTTGATCCTGTTTACCTCTGTTAGTTTAGGTGGGAAGTCTATCTCAAATTGAGATTCAAGATCAGACATTTTTGTTTTGACTGAGTTGAGTAAGAACTCTGCTTTAGTTCTATCAAAAAAGAAACCAAAGTACTTTGTCCTTACCAACTCTATTTGTAGATCGTGCTCTACTCTTAAAGATCTACGCCAATTAGCATCCCAAATAATATCATGGAAATGGTCATACAAAGAATTTGTAACCTCGATATCTTGATACCAGTATTCAACCATGTCATTACTGAACTCATTAAAGTCATGGAAATCTCCTTTATGTTTATTCAATCTCATACCCCAAGCTTGTAGACTATGGGGAGACTTAGCACCTTTGGGTATAGGTACGTCATAGTTAACTAACCTACTTACTACAAGAGTGTCTACTATTTTCTTTGGATCTATAAGTCTTGGCTTCAAAAGTTTGTTAAGCATTGGAGCATCAAACTGTATGAAGTTGTGTCCGATAATTAAGTCGGCTGACTCATACCACTTGATAGCTTCTGACCGGGCTACTTCATCCTCATGGCAGTTATCAAACCTAGACTCTTCACCTGTCGTTAGGTCACGTCCACCACATATCCAAAGTTTGTCACTGTTATCAAGACCGTTCGTTTCAATGTCACTTACAACGATCTTCATCCTTCAAAGACCACCTCTTCAAGCACAGTTGTTTCGGAGTCATAGAAGACTGACCCTGCCTTTCCAAGTTTGGCAAACGGTCTGTTCTTATCAACATAAAAGTGAGTCGTGTTTCTCTCCGTATCATCTGTTGATTCAGTATCACGAGTCAGCTTCACACAAATGATTGCTTCTTCCTCAAGGGATGCAGCATACTTGGTACGTCCATCATCATTGACCTGTGATATAAATACCACACCTATGTTTAACTCTTTAGCAAGCTGTGCCATCCTTGATCCAAGGGTAGTTAGTGTGCTTGTTGCACCCTCTACTCCTGACTGAGATAGGTAAGCAAGTCTTTGAACGTGATCAATAAATACAAACTCTGCTCCGTATATCGTTGCCGCCATACGTACGTAGTCTAGTAGTTGAAGAGGATCATCATGAGACTGCATCTCAAAGATGACTGTGTTCTCTCCACCTGCAATCTTTTGAGCAGCTTTAATGACTTGCTCCTCAGTAAATCCTGTAGTTACTGCATCTTCTTTGGTTCGTACATTCCAACCAAGTTCATAGGTTGCCATTGCTCTGTAGGTGGTGGACTTCATCTCTTCCATATGTAGAAGAGCAATACGAGTATCCTGTCTGAGTAAACCTATCTCAAAGTATCTGACTAGCTCAGTCTTACCTTGACCTCTTAGTGCTTTGATAAAAGTAAGACCGCCTTTTACTAGACCACGTATCTTATCATCAAGAGCAGCATGACCTGTCGGTACATACTCATAAGGATTTTCAGTAGAGATTGCTTTCTCTACCTCTATGTCACCAACAAAGAAGTTGTCAGGACTAAATCTTTGAGGACGTAAAGCAGACCACTTAAGTTTATCTCCAGCACCGTTGGTCAGGAAATCGTTAGCATCTTTGTAAGTGTTTAGGGGAACATAATAGAACTTCTCAGGAAACATACTGTACAGTTTCTCTGCTGCAGCTTTACCTGCTGAGTCTAACTCACCGCCATAAACTATTTCGTCAAACGAATTGAGGTACTCATGAGTGTTCTTTAAAAACTTCTCAGATAGAGAAGAGCTAGGTAACGACTTAACTGGGTAAGACTTACCTAGTATCTGATACAGTGATGCTGCATCAAACTCACCTTCAGTGATATAAATTCTTTTAGAAGATCCTGCATTGAAAGAAGGTCCGAACAAGTCATTCAGACTTCCTCTATCTTTTAACCAAAACTTTTTCTCGTCATAGCCTCGATACTTTACGTTGTCATCATACTTGAATGCGTACCTGACAGGCACATCATTGTCTCCTAGCTGTAGCTGTATGTTGTATAGCTTTGCTACGTCTGGATCTAGACCTCTGATGTCTGAGAATGTAGTTCCTTTTATTGTTACTTTCTTTATGTCTACGTTGAACGGTTTAGTTGGGTATGTTTCTTTCGCCCAATCAAATACTTTTTCTTGTGAAGGATAGCCTCGTTTACATTTGAAACAATAGCCTGTCTTTTCTAGAATGTTATAAGAGAACTCGTCTTTACCACCGCACGATTCAAATGGGCAAGGCTGATGGCTTATCTCATTGCTCTCGTTTACCACTCCCTTTACTGATCCTTTCATTAACTATATCCCTTTCTTTTGATCTATTCTTTTCGTCATCATCTAAAGGACGTATCTCCTTAGACACCCCCTTGCGTCTATCTATATACCACTCGCCTACTTTTTTGCAATAGTCTTTAGTCATGGCTTACATAATTCTTTCTTGCTTTTGGTGGGAAAGTTTCCTGATTCCATCCGTTCCTAACTTGCTCTGCTGCCCAGGAATAAGTGATAGACCAATGCCTTGCCGCCTCTGCTACACTAATAAAATCTTTACCGTAAAGTCTGCATTCTTTCTGCTTTTGTTTTTGTGTTGGCTCATACCTAATACGTATATGAGTAGGCACATTCTTTGGTTGCATTAATCATTCCCTAAATTTCTTGGCTCATATACAGCACCGTTGTACTGACTACCTGTCTCTGTGTCAGTACCAAAATCAAAGTATGCTAGTAGAACTAGTATAGCTAGTATCCAATAGACTCCTGCCTTACTGTATTTGATAAACCCTTCATAGGTTTTCTTGGCTTCTATTTCTGCCAATTCGTTTGGTGCTTTTCCCTTCATTGTTGTACCTCTACTTCTAGACAAGCCACTGTCTCTGACTTGTGTGTTATCATCTTGGCTGCTTTGCTCAGTTCAATCTGGCACTCCTCCAATGTGGCATAGTTACCTAACTGATAGTACTCAACTGATTGTGTACTGAATAGCTGCATCCATATTAATATGTACATCATGTTCTGTCTCCTTAAAATAATCTCAATTGAACTGGTGCTTGATACACCTGCTCGAGTCTTGGATGTAACACTTCACTAAACTCAATGTCACAAAAGTTACCACAGTCAGGCATAATCATTTTCTGATTACGTCCTTCATCAGGGTGTAGTTCATCCAAGAAAACATTTCTAATACAACTGTTACCTACTTCTCTTTCGGCTTCAGCCATCTTCTTAAAAATTTCTGGAAAGTCTTTTCGTATCTTATTCCAGTAACCTTTGCCACCTTTGACACAGCCGATACAGTTATTGTTACCATACCCTAGCTTGTACATTGCAGGACGTTTGATTCCTTGCTTCTCTAAATAAAATAGACACTCAGGTTTATTCATCTTCTGTTCAATCAAAGGGAATAAAGGTTTCGCAGCAGGGTACTGTTCTTGAAAACGTATGGCTCTGTTTACTTCTTTCTTTGTGTATTCAAAGCCAAACACTTGAGCACTATACTTCTGCTCACGTTCAATCTTTTGACGGACTTTCTTTTTAAGAACAAGAGTACATCTTGCTCCCCCCGGTCCGTTCACATACTTGTCTTTGAGGATAACATCAAACTGATCTTTGTATTTTTCTGGTGCTCTGTCTACAGTAATCTCTTTACCGTACCACTCTTCACACTCTTCTTTAAACCTGTCATTATCTGGATGTGCACTATCAATAGCAAAGTAGATAGGTTCTACATTCTCTTTACCGAACTCGTCCATAGCTAACTTAGTTGCTACTGCACTAGTTACCCCTGCACTCCACCAAGAAATAATTTTCAAGTCATGACTCCTAAAACATAGGATACCATACCTCACCCCTTTCTCTCTGTTCCTCTACATCTTTTAATATTCTCTTGAGGTTATCTGCTTTCTTGTGTTCTCCATCCCATTCGAGATCACTTATATCCTTCTGTAAGTCTATGATATATTGTTGTACAGCAACAACTTTCTCTTCCTCGTACTTTAAGTGTCGCATAGTCCATTCTCCCTATCCAGTAAGTAACATCATCGTGTGGATCATCTATCCAAATCTTTTCCTTTTCGCATATCAACGACATAACTCTCCCCATTAAGTTTTGCTATGCCTTGCACTGCACTATCAACTCCCTTCTCAAAACCCTCGTCAAAAGCATCTGCTATATCTTCGTTGTCACGATACTTTCTATACAAAAATCCTGCTACAAAAGACAGTACAGCTACAAGTATAGTTATCGGTTCTGGTATAAATAAAGTCAATGATAGACCCTCTCTTTTTTATTCTGTTGCCAAGCAAAGTAGTCTTCTTCTGTCAGACCATGATGCTCCATAAACTCTTGCATGTCCATGACCTGATACAACAGAGATCTGTTGCTATCTACAATCCTACGCACAGAGTTTTTATCTTTGTAGAGTTGAAGAACTTCACGCAGCTCAGAGTCTGATAGAGTCCAATACTCTTCTTCGTCTTCGTCTTCCATAATCTTCCTAACTTTAAGTTATACTTTAAGTATTCTAATAAAAGAATAGATATAAAAGAAATAACTTTAAGTAATACCTATAGTATATACATATAGGTATTGACTCAAAGCTATTTCAAGTAGGTCATACTGTCACACTAGGACAGAATGATGATCAACCAAACCAGGATTGATACACCTAAAGCCACAAGATCAGTAGCCATATCTTTCTCCTTCTGAAACTCTACGAGTTGTACTCAAAACGAAATGATAATCAAGAACTAAAAAACTTTTTCTTGAATACGAATATTGAGATCGTTATCAATCTTTCTTTTAGCTTTGTTAACTAAGTAGTTGATAACATTACAGTATATCTCACCCCTGTCTGCACCGTAACGAGTCATAAAGTCTGTCTTGGTGCTACCCTTTGGAGTTTGATAAGAAACTTTTACTTCATATAATTTAGTTTTATTTGTCATTTAAACCTCCAGTTTAATAAAAGTATTCTGCGTCAAGCATATAATCTTTGACTATATCACTTGTCTTCTCAACGGATTTTCTCTCCATCGATGCTGCTAGTAGTGCTAAAGATAAAGCTCGCAGCTCTTCCTTATCTAAGCCCTTGTAGAACACACTCTTAAATATTGCTTGAGTCTTAGGGTTCATGCTCTAATCTCCTCTTAACCTCTACTGACACACCCTTTTTACCTGTGTACAGTTTGACTAGCCTATCTAACTCTGACTTACTCTTTGTAGTTTGGTACATAAAAGTAAACCCACTAGAATCAATAACGTGAATTACGTAAGTCATCGTCAGTCACCTCTACTACATCTCTCCAATCGTATATGTCTTCCTCTGTTCCTAGTCTAGGTTTGAAGTAACCTACATCTCCTACCTCACCCAACACAATCTTTGCTGCATTGGATGCGTCTACTGGAGTGTAGTTGAGAAACATA